CAGCGAGGATCTTATCATGGATCTTCTTGCCATACTTGTAGAGGAATACCTTACCTTCGTTCTCAGGGTGCTTTGGATCCTTTACGACAACGATGTTGCTGTAGTAAGAGAGTTTACGCTTCTGCTTACGAGCAGTATCTTTGTCTACATCGCTACCACTATTCCAGAGGCGACGATTAACTTCACCAACTGGATCCTTGTCTCCAAGGGTGGTGAGAGAGTTTTCAATGTACCAACCACCTGGTCCTTGGAATGCATGAGAGTAAACCTTTGCCCAAGGCACGGTCTCTCCTTCTGGTGCTGGTAGAAAACGAATAACAGCGTAACCATTACCACTTGTATCAACTTCTGGTTTCCAGAAGCGTTCATCAACGTTCTTGTTACTGACTGTCTTCTCTAGTTCTTTTTGTAGGAACTGTAGATTTGAACTGGACTTTTTCTTTAGATCTGCGAATGACATATTACTTTAGATTGTTTTGGATTTAGTTGGATTGTGTTGGGTCTTACGTGCGAACCAGTTTCCCAGTTCCGTCTGCCCAACGTTTCTTTGTGGTGGGTGTGGGAGGTAGGAATAATGTATACCTACAAGTACAGGGCATTTCTACATAAGTAAATTTTTACTGTACTGCATGAGTCCTGTCTGGTTAAACAGTTCTGTGTTACCACAGCGAGCACCACCTCTGACTCATCACCTTAACTAGACCATTGCCAGCAAGTTTGATTCAGTCACTCCCATGTTGGATTCGTCAACCCAACACCTATATTTATAGCAGGATTACTTGATCCTGTCAAGCTGTTCCTCAAAACCATTGATCTTTGTCAGGAGATCATCAAACATGTCCTCTACTGTAAGTTTTGAGTCTCCACCTAGCATGATGACACAGTTACGCATGTTCTCAACAATAGATTTTGCTTCTGGATCATCACTCAATTTACAACGAGTGTGAAAGATCTTCTGTTTTTCTAGGAGTAGTTTAAGTGCTTCAAAATACTCTAGTTTTGCTTCCTTAGATAGAAGCATAAGATTCTGAGCAGACTTAAAACAAAACTCTTGGAGTACCATCATCTCTTGGATGTCTCCCTTGACTAATTCTGACTTAAAAAATTCCCCTGACATATTACACTAGCATTAATTTTGCACGACTGGTCTTTTTCATGTAGTTAAGTTTCTGAGCTTCATATTTAAGCTTTTCTTTCAATGGTTTTGAGATTAATTTAGGTACGGATTCCACCTCAATCTCATTAAGATCACATAGATGTAGAACTGCATCTATGTAGTTCATATCTTCATTAGTCACAGCAATTTTTTCAACTTCCTGTGAGAATTTCGCAGATGTCATAAATCTATCTTCAAGTAAGTTTTTCTTTTCCATATTTTGTCTGGTATTCGTCTATGTACTTGATAAGTTGCAGCAAGTATTCCTTTTTAGGTGGTTTAATAACCACTTGGGTCTCGCCATTTTCACAAGCAACAATAGTTACCAGTTGTTTGACAGTAATACCATAGATTTCCTGAAGACAGCAAGCATATGCTGTCTCCTGAACAAAGTAGTCATATAGATACGCTTCTTTCTTTGGTTCAGCGGCAGTTTTGAAATCAATGATTGATAAAATTCCGTCAAAGTCTGCAATACAATCTACTCTACCAGCAACTTCTAAATTGTGAGAGTATAATGCTGCTTCTTGTAAAAATATATTACTGATACGATTAAGATCCTGCTTACTCTGCTCAAACATTAGAACAGGTAAGGGAGAACCTTTGTAATCAGTGAGTGTTAAATTATTATTTAGGTAGTCTTCAACAATGGAATGATACTTTGTACCACGTCCAGTGGCACGATTAGATATCGCTTGTGCTTTATCTTTTCCTACACGTGCTCTCCACCTTGCTAAGTTTTTTTGTTTAGCAGCATTATTACTAATCACCGTAGTGATTGAAGGATAAAATTTGCCATCAGGTGTGGAGTATAGTCTACGACCATCCACCATTTTGGCAGACATATCTATTGGTTCAGCACTACGGTGAGTGAATATCATGTATTAAAGTCCAAGTGTCATTTTGCTAATCAGATAGGACTTAACTAGTCCAGAGCGAACGATGTCATTGACACCAAATTCAATTGAAGAAAACTCATCCATGTTTTCCAGAATGCGTTGGAAATCTAGGATACCATTCCTTTCATTTGTTCTAGTGAGATCTGACTGATTGATGTCACCACAAAAAATGATCTTAGAATCCTGTCCAACACGTGTCATGATTGAATCCAGTTCATGGAAGTTCAAGTTCTGACATTCATCAACAATAATAATAGCATTGTCTAATGTTGTTCCACGAAGGAATGATGTAGACCAGAATGAAATAGTCTCTTGATTTTTTAAATTGTCATAGAGCATTTCAAAACTATTATCATCAGGCATTTCAAACATCTGCCTCACCATATTCCTATATGGAATCTGATAAAGATCTGCTTTATCTTCATGTGTGCCTGGCAAGAATCCAATCTCTCTTGTAGAAACTAAAGACCTAACAATGTATACCTTATCATAAAAGGTATCTTCATCAATAACATCTTTTAGTCCTAGGTACAGAGCAATAAAAGTTTTACCTGTTCCTGCTGCACCAAAAGCAAATAGATTCTTGTCTGCTCCCCACTCAGTAAAGAACTTTTCTTGGTTCTCAGTGATGGGATTGATGTCAAGAAAGTAACTACTATTAATAGGTTTCCTTCTCTTCATTTGTTTCTTTGACATTCCAGCAGGGACTGGAGTCTTTGCTTTTCTCACCATAATTTAATTACCATCCTTGAATGTTAGATCCTGGTACATTTTTAACTTGTTTCATGACATCACTCCATCCAGGATGTGTCTTGGTCATTTTATCACGCCAGTCGCCAACTTCGCCAGCACCAGCACAACCTTGCGACCAATCTTTGTCCCACTCAGGATTCTCATCCTTCCATGTACAGTATTCTTTCATGGTCATGTAGAGAGTCTTTGTCTCTCCAGTTTCCTTATTAATAACGGGGTATGTAGGCATTGTTTTCTCCTTAGTTGTCAAATTCAGAGTCTGGTGTGCCAAAAGCATCATGATCATCATGTCTCCACCCAGAAGAAGCTTCTTTGTGTTCTGGATGACCATGAATACCACGAAGAAACATATTATGATATTGAACCAAGAGATTCATTTCCTCCCAGTTTTTATCCCAGTCAGGATTCTCTTCTTTCCACTTAACATAATCATCAATAGAGAGGTGAAGAGTTTTTTTCTCTCCTGTTTTCTTGTTAACTACATCATACATTGGCATGATTTAACTCCATTCTAGTGCTTCGGAAATAGTAGGAAATTGTTCTGTGAAGATAGTCCTACACTGTTCAGCAATCTCCATGTGCTCCTTTTGAGTTCCATGTGCTGAACGTAGATCTATGTAGTGGATCCATGAACGAACTGAGCCCGTCATGAAAAGTCTAGTAGGTGTAGCTAAAGGTAACACAAAACGAGCACACTCTTTTGCCACACCTTCTCTGAGCAATTCATTATAAAGATCAGAACCTTCTGCAAAGTATCTTTCAATCTTAGATTGAAGAAACTTAGTTTGTTCTTCAGGAATATCATTGATAGAGTTTTGCCTGTTCTTGGTATCTTGACGACGCAATTCTGGTACGGGAATTACTGAAGTCAAAAGATTAGTATCCGCATATCTCTGAGAAAACTCTTGATATGTGAAACTACGATGCCTCAAAATTTGAGCTGCCAGACCACGTGTAGTATTGATCTCAAGGCTCATGAAGGCTTGCTCAAAAACGGACCAATGCCCATGCTTGATACAATACTTGAGCAATCCTGCTACGTTTGGATTGTTCTGGTTCTTTGGGTTGCTTACTCTCGCTATGTATCCGATTGTCTTCTCCGCTTCGGGAGTCACGGACACCAGTTTCACTTGTTGCATTCTTTTTAAGACTCTTACGAATTATTTTTGCGTAACGCACTTCCTCTGTAGTATACCACGTCGGATGCTTTTTCGCAACCTTGATCAATTTCTTTGCTGATTTTCTAATACTCTTATTCTGTTTTTCTCTCTCTTCATTTTCCATTAGTCTGGATATCCATCGTCGTCATCGTTATCTTTGTACTCAGATGTATACCAGAGGGGATCATCATAATTCTCCCTCTTATCCACATAAGATGTTGGGTCTGAGTATATTTCAGATTCTAAGGCATTAACTAATGACTTCATATTACGAAGAATTAGTTTTAGTTTTTCCCTATCCATAACAACACTTTGTTTTAATATTTATTACGACTATTTTCATAAAAAAATTCCCTGAAAAATTTTTCAGGGAATTATGAAACTGGTATTCAGTTTTGTATCAGCTCTTTGAAGCGAACTTGCGTTCAACTTTGATACCACGATACATGAGTTCGTGATTTCTTTTTTGAGCTTCTACTTGTACCATCTGACGGTACGCTTCAG